GGAAGAACTCGAAGTGATAGCCGACGTGCATCGGCCTCGCCGGATCTTCACCGACGTAGCAGCGCCCGCGATCGCCAAACATCGAGCGCATGAGCGCGTTGATCGAAGGTGCATTCGTCTTCGCGATATTCGCCGCCGCCTTCACGAGCAGCAATTTGCGATAGTAGGTATCAGCGAGCGGAAACGCAGCAGTGCCCGCCGCTTGGCCGCCGTAGAACGGGGCTTGCGACCACGGCTTCCACTGCGTGCCGGTAGCGCCGTTAATGTTGAACCCGAAATCGTTGTTCGGCGATGGCGTGATCTGGATATAGCGCGACTGCCCGAGTATGCGGCCCCATATGTCAAGCCCGAACCCTGTCGCCTGCGAGATATCCCACACGTGCGTCAAGAAGTCGTTCGAAAACTTCGTCAAGTCGCACCATTGGTCGAAATAATTCAGCAGCGAAAGCAGGACTGGCGAATTCGAATATTGCTTCTGTACGGTGTTGCCAAGGTAGGCGGTCATACGCTCACCTTGTTCACGGTCACGTTCAGGTTAACGCACACGGGCTGCTGATCGATGCCCATCGTCACCGAGTAGCCGCTCGTCGGCGCGCTCGTGAAGGCGACAAAGATTGAAACCGGCGTAATGCCGCCGAGTGCGACGCTCACGGGCACGCTGAACTGGTTCGAGAGGATCTGACCACCAATGCGCGCGCGGCCGATGTTGATCGTGCCGTCCGGTGACGTGTAACCGTTCGTGAAGGCGTTCGCGACGGCTTGCTGCACGAGCGGGATGTAGTTCGCCGGCAACGACGAAATGTTCGGGACGTTGACCGTAATGAAGACGTTCGTCGGCGCGGGGTTCCACACAAACGAGACTTGATACGTCGGGTATGGCGGTCCGTAATTCACGGAGTCGGTCACGGCGACCGTCGTTACGCCCTGCGACGAATAGCCGGCGCCCACGTCTTTCTTCGTCCATATCGCCTGCGCGATCGCATTCTTGTCGCCGCCCGTGACGGACACGACAATCGAATGCGCAGGGATCGGGTAATTGGTCGCGCCGTACGTGATGGCCGAGTCGCTGCCGTTGTCGTAAGCGAAAACATCGGTCACGCCGGGAACGTTCGCGACGGCCGCGCGAATTGACTGAATCGACCCTTGGCCGCCGATTTGTACGCTTGCCGCTCGGCGCGCCTCGAACTCGGCGCGCGACTCTACATCCTGACCCGTGACGCCCGCTGCTGCGTTGGTGACGGATTGCCAACCGTTGACCTGTTGGTAGATGCGGTTGAGCTGCCCCGCGCCGCACACGACGGACGAGCCCGCGACAAGGGCTTGAAACACGACGGTTGCGGTACCGCCGCTGCCGAAAGTCACAGCTGTTTGCGATGCATAGACGTTCCCGCTCGTGTCAACGGCTTGCGAACCGGCCGGCAACGTCTGACCGACGATACCGCCGACCGTCGCCGTAACGAGCGTGTACGTTGCCGCCTGTCGCGTGAGGAAGTAGATACGCCCGAGCGCGTCCTGATATGCGCCGCTGCTTGTCATCGGGTCGACGTTCGCGACAAGCTGCGCCAATGCGGCCTGGAATGCGGCCACCATGTACGCTTGCGCGGACATGAGCTGCCCTTGCGGCGTCGTCAATTCGACGGAAAGCGTCTTGCCTGCGAGAGCGAACGATTGCGAATAGTCGCCCTGAACGCCCGTGAGAATAGCCTGTTCCGACGCGATCGAAAGACCGGTCGGCAGGAATTGGGGAAGGGGAACGTTGGTCGTCGCAGCCATAACGCGGAGTTTAACGAAAACTCCGCGCGATAGCTAGCGCCTATTGCAGCGCCGCGTCCACGCGCAGTACGGCGGCAACGCGTGCCACGCCGTGCTTGTCGACGAGCGCCGTAAGGGTCGCCTTGCCTGCGACGACGAAATCGCCGCGCGCGGCGTGGATGCTCATATGCGAGATACGCACGACGCGCGAGCCGGACGCCCGGTGCGTGAGTGCTACATCGAATTGATGCGGTAACCGCGTAACGACGAACTGGAACTGCTCAGCGCCCACGTACGCCGCAAATGTAGCGAGCTGTTCTGCGTTCAACATTTCGCCGTCTTCGCCCTTGACCTTGAACGTTGCCATTTCGTTTCCCTCGTGAGTGCGTTGTCGATGAGTTGATTATACGCACTCTAAACGGAATGTCAATAAAATTTCTTAGGCAGTTACCCTAGTTGTGCGGGCCGCCAGTGTTTCCGCCTTGCGGGTCGGTATGGACGTGCGTCGACTGCGTGACGCCGTTTATCACCGCGTCAGGTGCTACAATCGTGCCGGCGAATTGGTACGCGCCCGCACCGGCTACCGTTCCCGACATTGTGCCGTTCAGCGTCACGTCTGCGTTGATTGTCAGGCCGCCCGGTGCCGCAAGCGTCATCGTCGTGCCCGCCGCGAGCGTGATCGTCTGCCCTTCGAGTGTGAGCGCTCCGGGCGTGCTGATATCGATGCCCGCCGCGCCGGCCAGGAACTTGACCCACTGCGTCGGCGCGCCGTTGAGCATGCCGCCCAGATACAACGCATCGGCCGTGCTGTGGTTGCGCGTCGTAGCAGCGGCCGCGGCCTTGAGTGTTGCCTTTACCGTCGTAATATCCGACTCGGCGAAAATTGCGAGCCCGATATCGCCGACGACGGGATCGAGCACAACCGCGCTCGATCCGCCCTGGTAGCGAAAGTAGGGCACGTTGTAAATCGGCGTCTGTGGAATGAGCACGCCGGCCGTCGTCGTGTCCTCGACGAGAGGCGTCACGTCCACAACGCCGCGCGGGCCTGCATCGGCGCGTATGGCATTCACCTGTACGAGCGTCGCCGTGTGCACGCCGCGCAGCAGTTTCAGGATGGTGAATAGCTGCGCGCGATCAGGATCGTGCTGCTCTTCGAAGGTCGAATTGTAAGGATAGGCGGGAGTCGACATAATCAAGATTCAGGTGCGTTGCGATCGCGACGTTGCATTTCGGCGAGGCTCGTGTACCACGCCTGAAGGATCACCGCATCGTACTCGTTCACGATCGCGCGGGCCAGCTCGGTTTCGCTCCACATGAGCGACGGTTCGCGCGGCACGACGAGCGGGCAGCCGGCGAATGCGCCCGCGATGTGGATGACTACGCGCCCGGGTGCGTGCGGCGATTCGTCTTTCATGACTCGTGCCACATTTTGACGAATTCGTCCGCGACCTTAACAGGTAGCAAAAGAAGCCAGATTACAATGAAGACGGGTAACGCAATTGGTTCTATTACCGTTACTTTCAACACTCGTCCGATAAAGTGCGCAATACGCTTTGCCATCATCACTCTTCTTCGTGGCCCCATTCCCGCCGAAGCGGGCGCGGTGGTTAGACTCAAAGCACCTGCACGGCAAGATCACGGACCCTATCGCCGTATGCCTTCAGGCGTGCGACAGTCTCGTCAACATGCCGAGCATGACATCGAATCGTTCTCGGGTTTCCGTCCGCATTCACATAGCTGACCACGTGCGAATAGTGGCCGGCGTCGCGCAATTTCTTGTCGATGTGCGCGGAAAACATTGCGGCGGCGCGCTCTTCTGGAATCACGTTGTCCCAATCGTTCATGTCGTTCTCCTAGAAGCGGGTGCGGGGGTTAGATGGAACGTCCGCCGTCGAATTTATTGCACCATTCAGCAAGCTTGTGTGCGTCCGCGAATTGATCTCTCGTGCCGAAGACTGCGCCTTGCGGGCCATCCGTTACGCGGTAATCGTTCTTTCCCGCATGCCATACAGTCCACTGACCGTTCGCGCCCGCAAATTTCCATCCTTCGGCGCGTTGCGGAATCTGCTTTGCCATCGTCATTCCCCTTCGTGATTGCGTTGTCGATGGACTCAACTATACGCTATCTAAACGAAAGGTCAAGAGATTTTCGTTAGTACTTACCCTACTGGTTGTTGCCCTTCGGGCCATAGCTCTGCGCGCCTACACTCGTCGTCCAGCGCCCGCGCGGTACGTTCGGTTCGAGTTGGTGCGCGAGCACAGCAGCAACCCACAACGTTCGGTTGACGAAATCGAAACTGGTCTGAATGTCCAGCGCGCAGCCGAGCGTGATTTGCGGATTGAACAGTGTGTCGAACGTCAGCCCGCTCGTGCTGTAGACAGGAGGGGCCATGAGGCCAGTTTGGATCGACACGGCGATTGCATTGCTGTTGATCGGCGCGTTGGCTGCGCGGATCACGAGCCGCTGCAACGCGACGTGCCACGTGAGCGTTGGTTGCCCCCGCATGAGCGCGCTGACCTGTTCCATCGGCGAACCCGTCACTCGCACGTCAGCGAGCATGAAGGGATCGGCGAAATAGTCGACCGTGAAGCCGGCAGGTCCGACGATCGCGGTCAGCGCATCGGAAAGTGCGACCGGGCCAGGATTCGAGTAAGGGCTCGCCGGTTGATTCATGAGCGTCATAGCCGAATTGGCCTCGATCACGAGCGCTACCTCAGGCATACCGCTCGCGTCAACGGCCGACCATGTGATCTGCCCGGCAAAAAACGGAATGAAGTCTTTGCCGTCGAAAACGTCGATCGCAACGCTGTCGGTGGCCTGGGGCGTCATCGCTTCGAGCCACAGCCGCGCAATTTGATTCATCGAAGCGAGCGGCACGCCGTAGATCATAAGATGCGCATTGCCGAACTGCTGCCCGCCCGTGCGTACTGCGATACGCATGCGGTGCTGCGTGAAAACGTACGTCTGTTCGACCTGTTGACCACTCGAATCCGGGCGCGTGACCGTGACAGTCACGCGCACCTTACGCTCACCAAAAGGATTGAAGCTCATCCGCGCCCCGCATAGACGCGCCCGGCCGACGGCCGCGCGCTGCACGCCAAATCTTGCGCATGAATGACGTAGACAAACGCGCAGGCGCACGCCACGACGATCGCTGCGAGTCCGAAAGATATCAGGTAGTCGTAAAAGCGCATCATGGTGCACTCCCAAGCTGTTGCATCGCCTCGCTCATGATACCCCAGGCATTCGGGTACCAATCGAGGATGCGCTCATGGTAGTTCGCCCATATCGTGCGCGCCGGTCGCGCGCCAATGTCGTTCGTGAGGATCTGAACGACGCGCGGCACCATTTCGGCCTGTTGCGACGCGTTCTTACGCTGCGCCTGAGCGTCGAGCCCGCGCGCCAGAAGGCCGAAAGTGCGCAGCTGTTGCGAACTCACCCATCCGCCGTCGTAGCCATCGAAGTTCTTCCAGCCGCGCCCGACGAGTACCCGTTCGGTCAGGTCGCGCGCCGTGCACCACATATCATGTCGCGGCGTGCCGAAGTCACGATCGCCGCGGCAGTGTTCGTCGGCGGTATCCCAACGTGCGATGAGTGCAGTATCGTCCATCGAGACCGCGGCGGCGGCCGCGCCGCTCGCGCGGCCTTCCATTGGCACGAGTCCGAGAAAGAGCGCCGCGACCGCACCGCCCACGATGTAAGGCCAATTGGCCCGAATAGCATCCCACATGATGGTCTCCGATCAGTAGACGTATTTCAGTTCGAGAACGTCCGCACCGCGCCAGATAGCGGGCGGGGCAGCGTCAGTAAAACGCGTGGGCAGAAAGTAGTGCTTATACGCAACCCGGAACGGCCCGCGCCCGATCGACGCGCCGACGACCTTACCCCACTGCACAGCGTGCGGCGTTCCCAGGTGCACGTTCTGAACGGGCGCCGCGGCCGTCCAGGACCAGCCGGTAACGTCTTCATCCCATGCCGGCCGGTAAGGAAACAGGCCGCCCTCGACACCGACGCGCCACCCGCGATAGAGCACATACGGTTCGAGCGTCAATGCGATACCTTGCGCCCGCCCGTTGCCGTGATAGTGCGCATCCGGCGCGTCGTACAGGTTGAGCTTACGGTGACTCGCAACATCATAGTTGGCGTCGACCGGGGTGCATGTGCAGTCGCTCGACGCGTTCCCAAGATTTACGTAGTCGACGTGCCAATCAACGCCCCAGGACGCAGTGCGGTAGATTGGCCCCGTCAGGCCAAGCGACCACATGGGCGCGTTCAGGCGCAGCGCGTGCGGCATGCCTTGCTGATACCACACGTTGTCACCTTGCGCCGCATAGCGCGCACCGCCGATAGCCATTTCGAGTTGCAACCAGGAGCCGGGCGCGGCATGCGCGGCCGGCATGTGCATCATGGCGCTCACCATTGCCGCCGCGATAGCCGTCGTGTTCATTCTTTACCTCGGTCATAGTTAAGATGAAACCATCTTATGCCAAGGTAAACGCTACGTCAAGATTTTTTCGCAGCGGCTGCATCGGTGCGTCCGAGCCAGTACGCGCAGGATGCGCCGGCCGTGGGGACTCGTCCGAGCATCGCATCGTTCCAGCCGCGTGCGTAGTCAGCGATTTGTGCGTTCATTATTATATAAACTCCTGCACAAACACATGGTAAAACGCGGCGGATACCTCGACGCCGCGCACGCCATCGTGGTTTTCAAGACCGAACCAGTACTTGCCGTCTTGTATCCACACTCGTGCGCAACCGAAACGCGTACCAATCGGTGCGCGGAAGTCACTGCCTTCTACTACCTCGGCAGCTACCTGCCAAATACTCTCGCGTTCTCCGTAAGCCATATTCTCTCCTGTTAAGACGGTTCGGATCTTAACAGGAAGTCAATGTTGTGTCAACGTACGGCTGTGGTGTAGTTCTGCACCCCCGACACGCGCCGAATGCCGCTCACGAAACCGTTCGGATCGTTGGCTTGCACCGTGACCGATTGAATATTGATCTGGTTACCGATCGCGGGACCCGCGTTGGCCGCATCCGCACTCGGGTTGGCATTGCCGGCAAGCTGCGCTGCTACCGAACCGCGCTTCAAGTCTTCGGCGACCTTACCGTGACCTTCGTAGATGCGCGAGAAGCGTCGACCGAGTGTTTCCGCATCGCCACCGCCAGCAAATGCCTTGCGCATGAGCGACTGCTCGTAAGGATCGGTCATCATGAAAGCAATCTGCTGATCGATCGTAGCTTGATCTGGTGCAACGCCATATTTGGCCCGGAAGGCGTCGATGCGCGGCCCGCGCCATTGCGCAAGCCCGCGCGCGCCTTGGCCGCCCCCTTCGGCGTTGAAGGCTGCCGGATTGAGCCCGGATTCCCGTTGCATGTTGGCTGCAACTGCCGCCGCTTGCGGCACAGACAGACCGTATCCGACGATCAAGCGCTGCATGAGGTTCTGCGCACTGCCGGCATTCAACGCGCGCGCGCCTGGAGTACCCGCACCGACCGACATGATGGACTCGCCCGGCCCGAGGCCCATTTCGCGCGCTTGGCGGCGTTCGGAGCGCTCTTGCGCGGCGAGCGCGGCCCGTGCGCCGGGCGTAAGCGCGGCACCTTCTCCGCGGTCACCAATGAGGCCGCCGACCGGCGAAGGACCGTAGCGGCGCGCGTCGCCGAGCATACCTTTCCATGCCCACGAAATAGCATCGCCGACAGTTCCGACCGCATCCTTCAGAGGGTGCGCGGACGTGCCGAGCAATCCCGCGAGCTTGCTGTCGAGCCAGTTGAACGCGGACTTGAGTGCACCCCAAAGTTGCTGAAGCCCGTACGCGACGATATCGACGGCCTCGCCTGCAACGCGCAGCCCGCTCCCGAGCGCGTCCAAAGCCTTAGCTAGCTCGGGAGAGCGCGTTTCCAGCGCGCGCGAGAACCCGGACAACCCGCCGCCAGCATTCTGCACGTCGTCGTTAAAGTCAGACAGTGCCGCTGCGGCGTCGCTAGACCATTGCGCGAAGCTCTCAACCGCCGGCTGAAACAGCTGCGTAAGTGCACTCGCCACGCCGACGGCCGCGTTTTCGACCGTCGACATTGCGCTCGATACGGCGGCCAGGGCCTTTTTGTTCTCTTCGCTCGCTTCGTTCAACGAACGCGTGTAGGCATCCCGTGCGTCCGTCTCCGATTTGATCATGACGATCAGATCTTGCGACACGCCTTGCGCGGCTAGCTGCGCTTCCATTTGTTGCTGTTGCGCAGGCGTCGATTGCCGATAGACTTGCTGTGCCTGCGCGAGGATAGCTTCGGGCGCGACACCAGGACCGACCATGACACCCGCTCGCGCGAGCGCCTGCATTGTCGGGCCGCTGCCGGTGAGGTTGAACTGCTTCTGCTCGCGCGCGAGGTCCGCGATGGCCTGAGCGCCGGCTGACGCATCCGCGCCCATACGGCGCGCCGTCGACCCCCACGCCTGCAATTCCCGATTCGACATGCCGGTTGAGACAGCCGCGCGGCGCAGATTCGTTTCGAAACCTGCGAGTGAAACCATCGCACCGATGATGCCCGAGACGCCTGCCCCGACGCCCAGCACGGTGCCAACCGTGAGCGCCATCTTCGAGAGAGCGCCAGTGAATTGCTTCACGGCTGCCTCTTGCTGTTTCAGGCGCTTGATGTTGTCCTTATCGCGTTGTTTGCGTTTGTTGTCCTCGTTCTGGCGCTTCTTTTCGGTCTTCGTGACGTGTGCGTCGACGCGTTTGTCGGCCTCGACGTACGCCTTGTCTTGCAACGTAAGTTTGACGATCAGTTCGTCGACAACTTGTGCGTTCGTAGCCATACGTTCAGCCCAAGATGAAGTTTTTTGCCTCGATCAGCGTGTTTTGCGCCGCGGTCGTGACGTTCGTGTACAGCTGCCCAAGTTGATCCAAAACCCCGGACTTCGCTTGCTTCGTGTTCGAGTAGGTGCCGGCGCTTGACGGGATTTGCGGCACTTCCGTAAAGCGGATCGTGAGGTAGAGCATGTTCGACCCGCGCTCGCTGCGCGTTTCGTTGCTCATGCCCACAATCGTATATCCGATGTAGATCCCTTGCGGCGCAATGAGCGTATAAAGCTGCGTTGGCTTGGTCTTTTCCGTCAGATCGATCGCCGCGAGCCACGCTGCGCGCGCGAGGTCCGATCCCGTCTTTACCATCGTTACGGTGATTTCGCGCGGCCGTCGCACCTTGTTGTACACCGCATACGCACCGAGTTCTACAGGGTAGTCCGATACGGCCGATTCGTAGCGCGGGGAAAATTCGACCCAGGACGACGGTATCGTGAGGGGCAAGAACGAATCGCTGCGAATGATGGCGTAGATCGGCGTCGGAGGGTTCAGGCTCGGCACGGCCGACGCGGCGAGCGCGAGCAGATCGAGCGCGGCGACCGTTGCGACCATTTCAGCCCCCGAACGTGAAGTTCAGCTTGACGTGCCCCATCAAGACCGCGCCGAGCGTCTGTAGTTCGCGAATGTCGTCACGCTGAAGCGCGCGGCGCACGTTCGGATGCGCCGGATCCGGCGACACGCGCACGAAGTCGAGCAGTTCGGAAATCAGCGCATGCACGGCGTGCGGATCAGCGCCTTGCAGCAGTTGCATCACTGCATCGATTGGCGCCGTCGCGTCTTTTCCGGCTTTTTGCGCGACGATGAACGGCGTGAAACGCGCAATGAGCGCGTCGTAGTCCGGCACGCGCAGCGCCGCGACGAGCCGCAGCACGAAGCCGGAAAGCGTCAGCGGATCGATTTCCAGGAGGTGAAAGACTTTGCCGGCATCGCGCCCGCGCGTGCCAAGAATGTCGAGTGTGCGATCGTCGTCGAGCGGTTGTGCGTTCATTCGGTTTGCGTGTCCTGCCAGGAGCGAATGGCGTTGATGTTCACGAGTTCAACGATGTTGAAGGCGTCCTCGGTGCTCAGGACCGTTTCCAGCTCGCGATACGTGCAATGGCCCGATTGTAGCGCGGCGGCGAGTACCGGGGAACAGAATGTCGCGCGAAGGTCATCGCCGCCTTTCAGAAGCGATTGCGCCTGAAACGTCACGGGCACGTCGAGGGGCTTGCGCGACAGCATGAAACCGACGTGAAGCAGCAGGGCCGCGTCCTGCAAGCGCTGCACGTTGCGCCAATCACGAATGTCGCGACGAATGTCGAACGGGCGCGGCGCGGCGCCCTGCGCGAGCACGTCGCCGCGCACGAACGCACTGAGCAGCGTGAGCCCCATCTCGCCCATAGCACGCACGGTGCGAACGTGTTCGAACGCCAATGCGATCACGCCGCCGTCCGGCTCTTCATCGATTGCGAGCAGTGCCGCGCGTGCCGCGCGATCGGCTTCGAACGCCGATAGCTCGGTGAGTTGGATAACGCGCCCGGCGTCGCGCGCCGTCGTCAGTTCGATTGTCTGAGTCTTGAGCATAAAAAACGCCGCGCAGCGGGGGACTGCACGGCGCAGACAGACACGAGAGGGACCAACAGACCAACATGCTACGGTGAAGCAGGACTACCACTGCACTATAGCGGAATCTCTGCAATAGTGCAAGTGTTTGTAACGTTACCCGATTGTCGTTGCCGTGCTGCTCGGGTTGCCGTACACGAGCAGGTAGCGCGAGTTGAACCCATCGAACGTAGGATCGGACGCGCCTTGCGTATCCACGAAACCAAGGAACTGCGGCAGGCCATTGTAGCGAGCAGCGTTTATGTCGGTGCGGTCCAGGCAGGCGCGACCCGTGAAAACCGGCACACCGTCGTAAAGGCAATCCATGAACGTGCCGTAGTCGGTCGTCCAGACGGTCATCTGCGCGAGCTTGCCGTCAAGGATGGCGCTCGCCTGCTGATTCGCGACGGGTTGCAAGGGGATGATGACGTAGCTCACGGTCTCGCCCGATTTAGCCTGTTTAGCCTGCGTAGGCTAAAACTGCACGACGCCGGTTGCGCCGTTCGCGTCCGACACGGTGATCGAGCCGGTAATACGTCGCTGCGCACCGCGCGTGAATGCGAAGTTAGCGATCGCCGTCGCGCAACCGGGCACGTTCAGCGCTTCGCGCTGCATCGCGGCTTGCAGCAAGGGCATGTTCGGCGCGCCGCCAAGGACTTGATCGTACTGAATGCCCTGCGTCGTGTCGTAGTAGACCTCACCAAGCCACGACTGGCACCGGGTCGCAACGTCCTGGGCGAGCTTGATGCCGGGGCCTGTTGCATCGCCGGGCGTGCTGTCTCCGAACGTCGCGAGATTGCCCGATGCGTCGGTAGTGAGGTCCCAGGTCGAAGGGTCGAGTGCGAACGTGTCCATGCGCCGCAGTGTGCCGCAGTGTGCCGCGACGGTCAAGCATCGGCGCCGGCATCCCACCATCCCACCTCATCACACCTGTTTTCTTATATAGCCCTACTACTACAATTCTCTAATAAATAATTATCTTATTTTTTTATAAGTAGCTTATATATAGAAAGAGGTGGGATAGGTGGGATATGGAGGGTGTAGTTTGCAACTTTTGGTTGCCTATGCAACCACACGCGTAGGTATTGCAAAATACGCAAGCGATTCGTAAGGTAACTTACAAGCGGCCGTCATGCCGACGATCGAATTGCAAGATAAATGCAAGATAAATTTCAACCAAACAGTTCCGCACGATCGTGCGCGTTTGTACGTTTGTAAGGGTCGCACCAAGCTATTTGTAAGATAGACGCAAGCTATCGAAGAAATCGCGCAATTGCGTTAAACTCGCGAGCATGGATGACTTCCGCTTGCAGCCTGTCAAGGCATCCCTGATTGCCGATCTGGTCGAGTTGATCAACGTCAACTTGGCAGAGTTGTTGCGCCCGTCGACAATCACGTGCCCGGTTTGCAAGGGGCGGGGGACGGTGGGCGGCGAGACGCACTGGAACGGCAAGACGGAAGAAATCGTCGTCGACGGCACGCTGTCGACTTGCGCATCCTGCGGCGGGGTGGGCGCCGTCGAGCGCTACGACATAGACATGGAGCGCCTGAAGACTTATCGTTTCGGTCGGCTGATCGAGGGATTTGACGTGAAGCAAGGCCAGCTCGTGCCGAAAATGCGCTCGAAAGACAAGGCTTTCGCTACACTCGTCAAGCTGCTCGGCTACGACAAGGCGATCGTCGAGATTGCGAACGGCGCCGCCTTCGCCGAAACGATTTCCGACGACGAGCGCGGCGCATACGTCGAACAGCTCAAACAAATGGCTGCAATGGGCCTGCTCGACGGGGGTGCGTCATGACGCAGGGCGCGCCCTCGCTCGATCCCGTGCGGTTTCTCGTCACGACGGCGCGTACGAACTTTGCCGCCTTCGTCGCGGCTGTGCATCGGCCGCGCTATACGCACAGCGTGTTCAGCGCGGCCGTGTGCCGCGCTGTCGACCGCTTCGTCGAAGATCTGCTCGCCGGGAAGCGTCCGGTGCTCATGCTCACGGCGCCGCCTCAGCACGGCAAGCAACTGGGCCATTCAACCCCCATGCTGACGGCCAACCGTGGCTGGACGACGCACGGCGCGCTGGTGCCCGGTGACGTATTGTACCGCCCGGATGGCACCACAACCCGCGTAATGGCCGTGTCTGACGAGTCGCCGTGCGACATGCAAATCACGTTCAGCGACGGCGCGCGTATGGCGACACACGCTCGGCATGAGTGGCTGCTACATCGAACCTGGGTGAACGGTCGCAGCGCGCAGATTTTCGAGACGGAAGCTATTGCTGCGAAGGGTGCAATCCGCGGCACACCCGGCCGGCGCGGCTCGCGCGCAAATTTCCAACTCCCCGACGTTGCACCGCTGATCGGCGCGCCTGCGTCGCTACCGGTTGCGCCCTACGCCTTGGGCGTGTGGCTGGGCGACGGAGTGCGCTCAAAGCCGGTCATCACTGCGCACCCCGATGACCGCGCTATGCTTGACGCTGTGGCGGCCTGCGGTTACCCACAAACCAACGAATGGGCTCATGCCACTACGGGCGTACTGTCTGCGGAATTTTCGTCTTTGCGCGCCCCTTTGCGCGAACTGGGACTGTACAACGAAGGGTACCGGCACGAAGGCATGTGGTTACCCAAGTCGATTCCGGATAGCTACTACGGAGCCAGCATCGAGCAACGGTTGGAACTGTTGGCCGGCCTCATCGACTCCGATGGATACGTGTATGCGGCCAACGGTCGCGTGACGTTCTCTACATGCGAGCGAGAACTCTCGCGCTCCGTGGCACGGCTAGTTGCCACGTTCGGGTGGCGCGTCACAACTACGTGGTTTGACCCCATTCTGTCGACCAGCGGCATACAGGGACGCAAGCCGGTTGCGCAGGTATGTTTTCAGCCCACGCTGCCTATCCCTTGCCGTTTGCTGCGCAAGCGATCGGCGTTGAAGTTAGACCCTGCGGTGCGGCGTCGTAGTATTACGAATGTGGAACGTGGCGCGTTCGAGATGGGTCGCTGCATCCAGGTCGCGCACGAAGATGGCCTGTACCTCGCGGGCGACACGCTCGTACCGACACACAACTCGTCGCTCATCGCGCGCTGCCTGCCGCCGTATCTTTTCGGGCGTCTGACAGGCGAGTTGCCGGCCGTTCGCATTGCCTCAGCCAGTTATGCGCACGGACTCGCACAGCGCAACCAGCGCGATGCAAAGAACATCATGCGTGAACCGATTTATCGCGAGATTTTCCCGCACACGTCTCTGCTCGGCTTTAACGGCATCGACAACGCGACGGACGGTCTTCAAGTGCCGGGCGATGGGTGGCTGCGCGGCGTCGGCATCGGCGGCGCGCTCACCGGGTTCTCAGTCGACGTGGGCATCATCGACGACGCCGTAAAAAACGCCCAGGAGGCGCTTTCCGAAGTTACGCAAGCGCGCAACCGAGACTGGTACGATTCGGTGTTTTTGACGCGTTTGCAGCAGCGCTCCGGGCAGGTCATCATCGGCACGCCCTGGTCGGCGCAAGACCTTCTCGCACACGTTCGCAAGGCGCTCGCCGACGATCCGAGCTTCACGCTGCTATCGTTTCCGGCGATCAACCGGCCCGACGAAATCGGTTTCAACGACGCGCTACCCGAAGGCGCGCTCGTTCCGCATTTGCACAGCGAAGACAAGTTGCGCGAACTCAAGCGCCACATGGGTGAAATGTGGTGGGCGTCGATGTATCAGCAAACGCCGCTCGCAGACTTCGGCGCCATCTTCAAGCGCATGCACTTGCAGCACTACAAGCGCGCCGATCTGCCGCAGACGTTCCAGCAAATGTGCATGTCAGTCGACGCGACGTTCAAGGATGGCGACGCGAGCGACTTCGTTGCGATCGGCGTATGGGGAAAGACGGCCGACGAGCGCGTATGGCTCATCGATTACCGACGCGAACGGCTTGCGTTCATGAAGACCGCCGAGGCGATCGCAGACTTGAAGCGCAAGCACCCACGCGCTACGCGCATCTTCATCGAGGAAGCGGCCAATGGCGCGGCTCTGATCGACATGCTCAAGAAGCACTTTCCGGGGCTCGTTGGCATCCCGCCGCTCGGTTCGAAAGAGGCCCGCGCGCACGCCGTGTCATGGGTATGGGAGAACAAATGCGTCATGCTGCCGGACCCGAGCGAATCGCCCGGCATCGTGCCGTGGGTGACCGAAATTACGGCGTTCCCGGACGTGAAGAACGACGACACTGTAGATTGTATGACGATCGCGTTGCAGCAACTTTGCCTGCGCACCCCTATCGCCAGTATGATTACGCAAGAAATCCTCAATAAGGCCCGTGCATAATGTCTCGACGCAACCGTTACAAACGCGCGAAGTTCGCCAACAAGCCGGCATCGCCCGCAACGCCGGCGCCGGATGCTATTGACCGGCGCGCGGCGTTACGCGCCGCACTCGAAGTCGCGAAAGCATCTGCCGACACGCGCACGCCATCGATGAAGTTGGCGCAGGCATACGAAGTCGATCCGGCGAACTACTCGCGCGGCGAGCGCGACGCCGCTACGCACGCCCTCGACTTCAACGGCGATACGCGCAACGCGCTCACGTTCACGCAGAATTCGGGCTTTCCCGGCTTTCCCTCGCTCGTCCTGCTCGGGCAGCTGCCCGAGTACCGCTCGATGCACGAGCGCTTTGCCGACGAGTGCACGCGCAAATGGGGCCGCGTGGTGTCGAGTGGCGGCGCGCTCGAACAGGCGCAACTGGCGCAGATCGAGGACGAGCTCAAACGCCTAAACGTGCGCGGGCTCATTCGCACGGCAGTGATCCAGGAGCAAGCGTACGGCCGGGCGCACTTGTACTTCAAGCTGAAGAACGACGATGCGCCGGCTATCCGCACTTCTCCGCTCGTGCCGAAGAAATATTCGGTCCCAAAAGGCGCGCTCGAAGGGCTTCGACCCGTTGAGGCGTATTGGGTCACGCCGAACAACTACAATTCGTCGGACCCGACGCGCGCCGACTTCTACAAGCCGTCTACGTGGTGGATGCTCGGCACGGAAGTGCACGCTTCGCGTCTGTATACGCTCATTTCGCGACCGGTCGGCGATATGCTCAAACCGGCCTATTCGTTCGCCGGCATCTCGATGACGCAGTTGGCTATGCCGTACGTCGACAACTGGCTGCGCTCGCGCCAATCAGTGAGCGATACGCTAAAGCAGTTCAGCGTGTCAGGCGTACAGGCGGACATGCAGCAAATGCTGCTGCCGGGGGGCGCCCAAGATTTGGCCGCACGCGCGCAGCTCATCAACGCATACCGCGACAACCGGAACATTTTGTTCCTGGACAAGGCCACAGAGGAATTCTTCCAGGTCAACACGCCTCTGTCGGGCCTGGACGCGCTCCAAGCGCAGGCGCAAGAGCAAATGTCGGCCGTGTGCCATATCCCGATTGTCGTGTTGCTCGGGATCACGCCGACGGGGCTGAATGCATCGAGCGAGGGCGAGATTCGCGTCTTCTACGACTACGTAAAGGGCTACCAAACGAACTGTTTGATGGACCTCATGCAGTGCATCTTGCAGCTCGTGCAGCTCTCGTTGTTTGGGCAGGTGGACCCGTCCGTGGCGTGGGAATGGTTCCCGCTCATGGAATTGAACGCACTCGAAGCAGCAGAGGCGCGCACGAAAGACGCCGATACGGCGGCCAAATACATCGAGGCGGGCGTTATCACGCCCGACATTGAAACCGCGCGCCTGAAGGCGGATCCGAACAGCATCTATGCCGGTGCGTTCGATGAAGTTGCGCCGCTCGATCAGGTTGCGGACGACGACATTCCCGGAATCACTGAACAGATTTTGAAGATTGGGACGAATGATGACCCCACTGCGAGCGCCGGGCAAGAAGGACGTGATCCTGCCGCCGATCAGCCCGAACAGTCAATCGGAACAGTCGTACCGGGCGGCGATCCAGAAGGCGGTCGCGAACATGCGGGCGAGCTACGAATGGTGGATCGCGAGCAAGTACCGCAAGGCGCTTGAAGCGAACGTCGATACCGGTCGGTTGCCCGAACTCGCACAAGACGCGGCAAAGGGCGACGGCGTGAAGGCGCGCACCGACGCGCTCTTCTTCGAACTCACGCGCCTGCGCACGTACTGGACCGATTATTTCGACACGTTCGCAAAGAAGCTTGCGGAGCAGCAAGCGCAGACGTGGTATCGAGACAACGCAACGGCGTGGAGCGGTCGGCTCAAACGGGCTGGCTTTGATGTGCCTATGCAACTCACGCCGAGCCAGAAACTCATCCTGCGCGCGAAGGTGCCCGAGAACGTGGCACTGATCAAGTCCATCCAACAGGACTACCACAAGGACATTGAGGGTATCGTGTTGCGCGCGTTCGTCGCCGGGCGAGACCTCGCAACGATGGCCGAGGAAATCAAGAAGAAGGGCGACGTGAGTACGCGCCGCGCCGCCTTCATCGCGGAGGACCAATCGAACAAAGCAACCGCGCAGATGAATGCGGCGCGTCAACGCGAGTTGGGCATCACGAGAGCAATCTGGATCCATTCAAGCGCCGGCAAGGAACCGCGCCCGAAGCACGTTCAGGCGGGGCGAGAGCGATGGGAGTTCGACCCGAGCATCGGCATTGATTTTGGGGACGGCTTTGGGTTCGTGAAGCCGGGCGAGGCGATTAACTGCCGCTGTGGTTCGCGCTCGGTCATACCGGCAATCGGCCGCGGCGCCGAGTTCGAGCACAATATGACCGTCGAGAAATCACGACTCGGCGCAAAGGGCGTACTGAAAGATCGACCCGCGCAGGGCGGCCCGAAGAAATCGCCGTGGGCGCAGGACGCCTATCGCGGTTAGTCCGGTGGCGTCAGCCCGGCCGCGCGGGCGATTTCGCACAACCAGTTCACACGGCGTTCCAATGCCTCCAGCGCGTCCGTGACTGCGCCGGTCGGCGTGAACGCGTTGCGACAGGCGTCACAACGCTGCATTTCGTCCAAGAGTTCACCGAGCGTCGGTTCTCGCACGGGGCTACAGCAGTGCGGGCAGTATGCGTAGGCCATCACTGCACCTCGACGATATGCACTTCAACGGCCCAATCGTTCAGTAACGCCCTAGCGGCATTGGCTGCGGCGTCGTGGGTGGTGTACCGCGCCCGCGGATAGAACCAGTTGCCGGTGGAATCGCGCGCTTCAAGTTTGAACATGATTTAGTCCCCGTTAAGAAAGTGCTGACATTCTAGTAACCGCACGCGCGGTCGCCCAATCAAATTTGACTATCGGCGCTTCTGGCTTGATTGCATTCGCAAAGAGTGCGCGGTAATATCGGCGAAACATCGTTCACGTTTCGGCCATGCCTACTGTCGTTCTCGCCTTTGACCGTCAATCTGCGCGCTCTTTCGACGCGGATGGACGCATGCGCGTGAAGAACTGCATATTGTCGACGGCCGAAGTGAACCCCTATCGCGGCGCGGAGATTCCTGGCTGGCGAGACCTCGGGCTCGATCCGCAACGCGTGTACGACCTTTACCGGCATCCTGACGAATTGGCGCGCGCAGCCGCGACGTTCGAAGGCGTGCCGCTCATGATCAAGCACATTCCGCAGACAGCAGAACAGCCGCGCCAAGAGTATCAATGCGGCAGCGTGCACACGATCACGTTCGACGGCAAGCATCTGCGAGGCGACCTGCTCGTCTCGGACGGTCGCGCAATCGAGCTCATTGAATCCGGTACTCTCGCGGACCTTTCGTGTGGGTATCGCTACAAGCCTGTCATGCGCTCGGGCGAGGCTGACGGGACGACTCACGACGGCATCATGCGCGACATTGAAGGCAACCACGTCGCGCTCGTCGACGACGGGCGCGCCTCGGGTGCGCACGTCGCTGACAGTGCATTTCGACAACCCGTTTCGCCCGAAACAACCCCGCAAGGAGATAAGGCCATGCCTTTCGAAGATCAGGAAGAGCCGCAAGCTGGCGGCCAAACGACGGCCGGCGCGAACGGTACTGTTGCGCCCGGTTCGCCTCAGGGCGAGCAGAATGAAGAAGTCAACATGGCCGCGATCGGGCAGGCGATGAAGCACATCGCCGAAATGCTCGGTCACATTCATCAAGCCGTCGTCAAGCCCGCTGCGCAGCCGGGAGATACGGCGGCCGTTGACGGCACGCAAGGTGAAGGCGTGCAGCCGTCCGGCACGCCCGAAGGCGCCCAAGACTTCGAGCTCGAACTCGGTGCGCAAGGCACGGGTGCAGGCGAAGGCGGCGCAGGCCACGAGGGCGCGATGGATGAAGACGAACTCGAAACATCGGGCTCCGGTCAAGAAGGCACGCCCGCGCGGGGTAACCCGACGCCGCATGGCGCAATGGACGCCAAGTCGGTACGCACGCTCGTTGCTGCTGCTGCGAAGCGTGAGCGCGAGAGCATGCGCGCATTGGCCGAAGCCGCCCGCGAAGTGCGTGGCGTGCTCGGCGACGTGGACGTGTTCGCATTCGATTCGGCGGGTGCGGTTTATCGCGAAGCGCTCGGTGCGGTCGGTGTTGACGTGGCTGCGATCGGCAAGGGCGCCGAAAAGACCGCTTGGCAGGCTTTCCGCGTTGCAACCGCAACGGCGGCGGGCGCGCGCATGCCGGGCGCGGCTACGCACGCGATGGACGGCCGTGGCGCGGTCGCGAACGAAACCGCATCGCGCCTCGCGGCGCTCGCAAACAAAATCTCCGTGAAGGGTTAAGCCCGAACGGAATTTCAACCCTGAAACGGAGAAAGGAGAAACCATGTTTCAGAACCAGGTGTACATCACGCCCGCGCAAGGCTTGCCGGGCGACTTCGCCAGCTCGAACCCGATGGTCTACAAACTGTCGAGCACTGGCAAGTGCGTCGCGGATTCGAACGGCGTCACGGTCGGCAAGTTCGCGGTGCTGAATGCCGACGGTACGGTTACGTCGGTCCCCGGTGCCGCACCGTCGAGCACGACGCGCATCGGCTTCGTGCATCGCGAGAACAATGCGCAGATCACGACGTTCCTTGCCGAAGCCGGCAACACGATTCAGCCGGGCCAACCGGTCGCACTCTTCGGCACGGGTGACTTCTTCGTCAACGCCGACGTGGTGAGCGGTTCGCCGTCGCGCGGTGCGTCCATTCTGTGGGATACGACGACCGGCAATACGAGCATCGGCGGCACGGTAACGGCGACGCTCATCGATACCGGCTTCAAGCTCGTGTCTGAAGCTGCGACGACGAACGCACTCGTGCAGATCAGCAACATCAACGCGTAACCGCAAGCGTGCGCGGCGCAAGTCGCGCATTCGACGAACTCTGATAGAAAGGAAACTGAAATGAGCGATTTGCAACTGATCGCACAGCTTGCGGCTAAGGGCGTGGTGCTGCCGCACGGCGTGCGCGATATCTCGACGGCAGCAAGCGCCTACGCAATGGACGCGGCGGACCTTACGCCGCATCTTGTGGGCGCAGCCAACAGCGGCATCCCGTCGTTCCTGACGACGTATGTCGATCCGAAGGTGATCGAAGTCTTGGTCGCCCCGATGAAGGCGGCCGAGCTCATCGGCGAGTCCAAGAAAGGCGATTGGACGACGCTCACCGCCGCGTTCATTCAAGCCGAGCCGACGACAAAGGTCGCGACGTATGGCGATTACTCGTCGGACGGCGATTCGAACGCCAACATCAACTACCCGCAACGTCAGTCGTATTTCTTCCAGACGTGGACGCGGTGGGGTGAGCGCGAACTCGAAATGGCCGGCGCCGGCCGTGTCGATTGGGCATCGCAGCTCAATTACGCATCGGCACTCGGCATCGCGAAGTTCTTGAACGCCTCGTACCTTTTCGGCGTTTCGGGCCTGCAAAACTATGGCCTGACGAACGACCCGCGCCTGCCGTCACCGGTCGCCGCAACGGTGAATTGGGCGACCGCCGCCCCGGAAGCGATCTACAACAGTCTCGTGACGATGTTCAAGGCGCTGCAAACGCAGTCGCAGGGTATCATCGAACAGACGGACGAGCTGCGCGTGGGCCTCGCGCCGACCGCGCTCGGCGACATGAATACGGCCAATAGCTACGGCCTGTCTGCCGCCAAGCTCATCAAGGACGCGTTCCCGAAAATGGAGTTCGTGACGATTCCGGAATTCGATACCGCGTCGGGGCGCCTCGTGCAGATGTGGGCACCCCGCATCGAAGGCCAGGAAAGCGCGACGTGCGCTTTCACGGAAAAACTGCGCGCGCACGCGATCGAGCGCTACTCGTCGTACTTCCGGCAGAAGAAATCGGCCGGTACGTGGGGCGCGGTGATCTTCCGTCCGCTCGCCTGCACGCAGCTGCTCGGCGTCTAAGCCGCGGCCGCCGAACCCGCAGTTGGGGTCGATCCGCCGCCCACGGTTATCGGGCACTGCCCGTGAAGTTCGCTTCACGGGCTTTTTTATTGGTGCCAAATTGACAAACCCTTTACACGTACTATGATAGAGCGTACCAACCAACCACTTACGGGGATTGCAATGTGCATGACAGATTACTTGGTCGAGCGGGCGCGCGAAATCGAAGAAGAAGCTATGCAGCGGGCCGCATTGCTCGACGAACTGACCGCCTCGATCTGTACGGTACTCGCCCGCGCGCAGGCGCTCCCGCGCGCAGCCGGCGTTGTCGTAATGCTTCAAAACATGCGCGATGAAGTGCTCGCCCATCGAGACGCCGCGCGACACGTGGTCAACGATGCTTGCACGCTGCGTGCGATCCGCCAAGAGGTGAATTGTGAATCGGCGAGAACGTGAGGCGTGGAACGCCCGACAGCCCATCGTGAAGGTATCGACTTTCTGCGAACGCTGTCGCGAGTTGAAAGAGGACGTGAAAGAGCGTGAATCCTGGTGGCTCCCGTCGAAGATCACGTCGTGCGCGGCGTGCTTCACGTCGGCAGTGGACGAAGAGCGCGAGCGCAATGCGAAACTCACGGGTATCTATTGCTGAAGGGCTGACAAAGCGATAGCTTTTCGCTAAACTGAAAGGGCGGGCCATAGGCTCGCCCTTTTGGCATTTATCGACCTCAGCGCATCGCGCCAACGCACAACAGGAGCACCGTATATGGTTACCCGCAAAACTGCCCCATCCGACACCCTCACCATCGCGTGCAAGCTGCCGCAAGGTCTGCGCATTCCGCTGCCGACGACGGGCGGCGAATTGGTGATCAAGGGCGCAGGCTCTCCCGGCGCACACAGCGGCCACGGCTATACGCACGGCGTACCGAAAGACGTGTGGGCCGAAATCGAGGCGCATTACGGCGACAAGAAATGGTTCGCCGACGAGCACGTTTTCGCAATGGCCCAGATGGAGGATGCGTCGGCTAAAGCGCAGGAACGCGAGGACGTGCCGGCAGGTTTCGAGAAGATCGATCCGAACAACCCGAACAAAGTTCGCGGCATCGGCGCGACGATCCAGGTTGAAGGCGCACCGGACCTCGGTCGGTAATCGGACGCCGCGCATCGCGTGCGATAGGAACAGCCATGCCGCAAGTCACTTTTGACCCCGTTGCATTTGCTAACGCTTACCCTGAGTTCGCAACCGTGCCGCAGTCGCGCACATCGATGATGTTCACGATTGCCGAGCAATCTATGCTCGACAACACGGACAACTCGCCGGTCATGGATCTGAACTATCGCACGCAGCTGTTCTTTCTGCTCGTCGCGCACATGCTGCTCATTTACGGCGCGGCGGTGCCGACCGGGCCGGACAACACGCCGCCAGGGCGCATTTCGAACGCGACGCAGGGAACTGTGTCGACCGCGTTCGAATTGAAGCTGCCCGAGGGCTCTTCAATGGCCGCGTGGTATAACCAGACGAAGTACGGCGCGACTTACTGGATGGCAACCGCGCGGTTCCGCTCGGCCGTCTACATCGCGAGTGGCGTGAGCGGCATTGGCGGCGCGCAGGCATACGGCGGCTCGATCATGAACGTGCCGGGCGGCGTGTGAGTGTCCATCGCCGCGGCACGCGCATCGTGCACCGTATCGAGCTCCTGACCGTTAAGGCCGGCATATTGGAGAATGCCACTTACCCGGCCGATACGCTCAAAAACGCCGAAACAGGCGAAACGATGCCTGACCCGCGCGCAGGCATGAAAGTCGCCGTGATCGCGGCCGCGCTGAACTACGGAACGAGCAAGGTTCCGCCGCGGCCCTTCATGGACAAGACAGTTGCCGAACAGCGCCGCGCGTGGACGCACGCGGCCGTCACGCTTATGATGGGCGGCATGCCTGCACGTCAAGCGCTAGCGACAGTGGGGCAGATCATGGCCGAGGATATCCAGCACACGATTACGGATTGGCCGGCCGACAACTCCGATGAGTGGGCGCGCTTCAAAGGATTCAATCACGGACTCCTCTTCACAAGCACGTTGTTGCGATCGGTCAGTTCGGCAGTTGTCGAAAAGGGCGCGGAATGAGCTGGAACATGCACGCCGTCGTGCGCGGCGCAATCACGACGCTAAATCCGGACGAACCCGGCACGGTCTACGTATCGACGGGCTCGACGAACGTGCGCGGCATTTTGACGCCGACGTTCACGGCTGTCGTGGCGCAGTTGCAATTTCAGGCCCAGGCGCACGACAAGGTAATGCATGAGCGAGCGCTCGGATACTCCAGCATGTACGACACAGTGTACGCCTACGGCAACTTCACGGGTGTAGACCGCCCGGACGACAAAGGCGGCGACGTGATCCAGACGATTGCGGACGGTAAGTTTTACCTTATCACGCGAGTGCTGGAATGGTGGCCGCAATGGTGTTCGTTCGAAGTCACGCGGCAGTTGAACGCACCGAACGTGCAAGCCCTTATCGCGGCCATCAAAAATGGGAGTAACCCACCATGAGTGGCGCAGTGCTTTCGCCTACTGAAGACCAGATCTTCGATACCGTATGGGGTTTCGTGTCGAGCCTGTTTGACCCGTCGCTCGCCGGGCAGATCCTCAAATCGAATCAGAACCTCACGTCGACGCCGCAGGGCACGTACGCGGTCGTGCAACCGTCCGTAAAAGCGCGACTCGATCAGGGTGACCGCGATTACGATCCGGTCGCGCTGCTCCAGAACGTCACACGTCACACGCAATACTCGTATCAGGTGGATTGCTACGGCCCGAGCGCCCCGGATTGGGCCGATATCATCTCGAACGCTTGGCGCTCGATGTGGGCTTGCGACCAACTGAACGGCAACGGCGCAGACGCACCGACGACAAAGGCTGCTATCCAACCGCTCTACGCAGACGAGCCGCAACAGTTGACGATTGTGAACGGCGAGTACGAGTACGAGCAGCGATTCATGGTCAAGCTGTACCTGCAAGCGAATCAGGTCGTCGGCCTGCCGCAAGATTTCTTCACCAACCCGCCGCCGGTCGTCGTCGAATCGCCGCCTGCCGACTACCTGCCGCAATGATCAATACCGCTTCGCGCGAAATCATTTGCAGGCATTGACGCGGGTGATAGAATTCGGCTAGCAATAGCCTTTCTCAATCGCGCTCAGGCCATCGATACCGGGTGCAACTTTTCGGAGCATACGGGATGACTACGATTCCCATTTCTCAGATCGTGAGCATGATTCCCGGCGTCATCGCCGGGGGCGGCGCTCCGTCCCGGCTGTCGGGCATGGTGTTGACGCAAGACGCTTCGGTCGCGCCCGGGCAGATCCTCAGCAAGTTCGTCACAACCGACGTAACGAACTGGTTCGGGTCGGGGTCGCCCGAAGATACGATGGGCCAAGCGTATTTCCCGGGCATCATCAACGGCGGCCAGCTCCCTTACGTGCTGAAATTCGCACGCTACGCCGCGACGGCCACGCCGGCTGGCAGTTATGGTGCCTCGCTCGGCGCGCTCACGCTCACGCAGCTGCAAGCGCTCTCGGGTACGCTGATCGTAACGATCGGCGGCACGCAGTTCACGTCCAGCAACATCAACCTGACCGGTGCGACCAGTTTCTCGAATGCCGCGACAATCATGACAGCGGCTTTCACGTCGCCCACGTTCGCTATCACGTATGACACGCAGCGCAATCGATTTTTGCTGCTTTCGACGAGCACCGGCCCGACTGCGACGAGCACCGACGTGTCGGGCACGCTCGCCGCAGGCGTCGGCCTATCGTCAGCGTCGGGCGCGTTCATTCAGACCGCCGGCGTCGCAGCGGATACGCCCGCAACCGCAATGGCACGCATCATCGCACTCGATACGAATTGGGGCACCTTCACCACGTCGTATGCAGCCGTGATTGCCGATCGCCTCGCATACGCGGCGTGGAACAGCTCGCAAAATTTTCAATACTTGTATTGGGGTTGGGACGTCGACCCGGCATCGATCATCGTGAACAACGCGGCGTCGTTCGGCGCGCAAGTGATCGCGGCGCCGTATCAGGGCGTCGTCCCGGTGTATGGGACGCAGCAGCTCGCCGGGGCGCTCATGGGCTATGCCGCGTCGATCAACTACTCGGTGCAGAACGGGCGCACGGACCTCGCGTTTCGGCAGTTCGTGGCCGCGGTCGCAACGACGGTTTCCGATCTGGCTACAGCCAATGCGCTGCTGTCGAACGGCTACACCTACTACGGCGCTTACGCCAACGCGGCGAACACGTACTCGATCGCGTACAACGGCAAACTATCGGGCGCGTTTTTGTGGGCTGACACGTACCTCGACCAGATCTACCTGAACCGCGAACTGCAACGCGCGTTCTTCGAGGCGATGCTCGCTTATGGCTCGATCCCGTACAACTCGGATGGCTACACACAGATCTACCGCGCGGGCGTCGACGTGATCGACGCGGCGGTGACTTCGGGCATCATCCGGGCCGGCGTGACGCTCTCGCAGAGCCAAGCACAGCAGATCAACACGTCGGCTGGCAAGCCCATTTCCGATATCGTGCAGAACCGCGGTTGGTATCTGCTGATCGGTGATCCGGCAAACGTCGCGCAGGCACGGCAGCAGCGCACGTCGCCGACCGCGAAGCTGTGGTGGACGGATGGCGGCAGCGTGCAACAGCTCAACGTCAACTCCACGGCGGTTATCTAACGGCAACCGGTATGCCGGGCTCTCGCCCGGCTGACCTTCACGCATTCAGGAGAACCCGGACATGGCCGGCACCCTTACTACCGCGAATTCTACCCTGGCGCTCACGACC